ACACCGATGAAGGTATGTATTGTTATAACTTCTTCAATAGTGGAATGTTTTGGACTGAGGTTATTTACGATTGTCCTAATAGAGCAGCGGCTCATCAAATGGTAAGAGCTGGTTCTAGTGAAGACAGGTTATTAATCTACGCTGTATTTAACCATAGACAAATAGGTAAAACTGACGCTTGGTTAAGAGATAGATTGTCTACAGCAAAAGATACCTTAGATTCTATATTGCGAGATTTTTTTAATGTATGGACTAGTGGTAATGCTTTACACGGAGCTATTAAACCAGAGTTAGTTAAGATCATTCAAGATTCAGTTAGAGAACCAGATGTGGTTAGAGTAGATGATAATTTCATACTCCGTTGGTATGTAAGTGAAACTGAAAGATTATCTAGAAGAAATACTACCCACATCGTAGCTGGTTTAGATACTTCTAATGCAGTGGGACAAGATGCCCATGGTTTAGTCTTAGAGGATATTAGAGACTTATCTACTATGGGAGCTAGTACGGTTTCAGAAGGAAGTAATTTAAAGTATGCTAAATACATAGCTAGATTACTAATAAATAATCCTAATATGACTTTAGTTATAGAAAATAAATCTAGCGGACAAAGTATGATTGATATCATCGTATCCGAATTGTTAAAAGAAAATATCAACCCTTTTACTAGACTTTATAATAGAATTGTAGATAATAGTCTAGTTATGGCAGTGGAATATGAAGATGTTAAAAATCTATTGAAGTTTCCTTTTAGAACTCAAGAGCAAATCTGTGAGAGATATAAAAAATACTTTGGTTTTATGACTAGTGGAAAGAGTAGAGATTTTCTTTTTAATACTGTTTTAGATGAAGCGGTTAATTCTACTGGAAAACATGTATTAGATCAAAGGTTATCTGAAGAGTTATCTAATTTAATAGTTAAGAATAATAGAGTGGATCATCCTAAAGGAGGACACGATGACATGGTATTTGGATGGCTATTAGCTCAGTGGTTTATTCGCTATAGTACTAACTTACAGTTCTATGGAATTAATAGAGGATTGTGTTTATCTTTAGTAACTGAAAATGGAGCTATGTTATCTCCAGAAGACGTATTAAAGAAAAAGAAACTAACTGATCTTTTAGAAGATGTAGATAGGTTAAAAAAATTATTAGGGGATTCTAAAAACGTTATAGAGTCTATTAGGTATGAAACTGAAATAGCTTATAAGGTAGGAATGGCTAAAGGTTATGGAGATACTACTTTAAGTCTAGATGCCATTTTAGATTCTGTAAAAGATTTAAAGAATAGAAAAGCTAATAAAGAAAGTAATAGTAAATTTAGATTTAATTTTTACAATAAGTAAGACATATAGTAATCCCTAACAGCCCCAGGAGAAAGGCTGTTAGGGATCTTATTTTTTTTTTATGTGTAAACGAAAAGTTAAAACTTTCTTTATGTTGGCTACGGGACATAATTACACATACTATATGCATTCAATTGTTTTTCATTTATACATTACTTAAAGGATAGACTGAAGTTTATCAATTCTAATAATCCTTTCTAGGAGAAATAAAATGGCTAATGAAATATATGGTTCAACTAGTTCAGTTAATTCTTTGCCGGGTTCTAAAAAAGCTTGTAGTAATGGAGAGAAATGCGATGACCATCCAGAAGTAGATGCGGTGCATCGTATTCAGGGAGAGACCGATTCTTTTGGTTGTGAGTACTTCTACGTATGCCAACTGTGTTTTGAAGAATTTGAAAAGGCTGGTGATCCAGAATATGATTGCGATGGCTGCGGTATCGATGGTCCGGTAAAGCCCGCTAGAGATCCAGATGAAGGTATGGCCGGTCCAGTTTATTATTACTGTACTACCTGCATGAAAGAACACAAAGAGCGCATATCTCGCGACCACAATGATTAATTTCTAGGAGAATTAATGAAATACCTCAAACTAATATCTGTGCTGGTAATAAGTGTTTGCTTTATAGTAAAATGTATTCATGATAATCCTACCTATTTGCTATATTTTTGACAACTGCAAAGCTACTAGGTGAAAAACCTGCGTATGTTAACGAGTATGGTAATGAAATACTCACTTGTATCTACGGCGTAGAATACAGTGTCGATAAGAGAGGTGGCATTCAACCACTGTATAAAGAAAACGGACAATTGATTACCTGTCATAAACTTGGAGAAAATAAATGAGTGATAAGATACCTGAAATAGCTGAAGCTATTGAACTAAAGAGCAAACTGGTAGAACTCTTCAATGACTCATATCAATCGAATGATCCTGCCCATAGAGTAGATCACTTTGACCGAGTAAGAGATTGTGGTCTCTATATCAACGGGCAGTTAAAGTTTGGTTATGTGACGCAATTAATATATGCTGTTGCGTATATTCACGATGCGTTTAGCTGGTGTCTGGATAACCATCAATCGATGTCTGCTCATTGGGTAGAGACTACTAAAAATCCTATTATGGATATCTTTAGCGGGGTTGAAAGAAAGATGATTGCCGATGCTTGCAGAGAACATAGAGCTAGCTATAAAGGAGAATATAGTTCTATATTTTCTGAGCTTATGGCTTCTGCCGATCGAATGATTCCAGTAGATGCTTTAACCCTATTGGAAAGATCGGTACTTTACACTGAAGCGCAAGGTCATGCTCCTGAATTAGCTAGAGTATTGGCTAAGCAACACATCAAAGAAAAATACGGATTCAATGGATATGCTAGATATCCTAAGATGTATGAAGAAGTATTTGCTATAGAACTCTTAGCAATTAGAAAAGAGATCGAGCGGATGTGATATTTTAGAGGCATGTTAATCACGCCTCTTTTTTTTCAATGTTTTTTATAATACTCTGTAGTAAAATACATTTAGTTAACTTAATCTACGGAACAAATAAAATGAACATTGAACAAATTGCAAAAATCGCCCATGAACTTAACAGACAATATTGTATAACTCTTGGAGATGATTCTCAACCGTCTTGGGAAGATGCTCCAGAATGGCAAAGGAATTCTATTATAAGTGGAGTTAAAGCCCATATCCTCGATCCTTTACTGACTCCAGAAGAATCGCATAACCTTTGGTTAAAACAAAAAACTGATGAAGGTTGGTCATGGGGACCTACAAAAGACGTAGAAGCTAAAACACATCCTTGTTTTAGACCGTATAATGAATTACCTTCAGATATGAAAGTAAAAGATTATAACTTCAAAACAATAGTGAATCAACTCAAACCTTTCTGGGAACAAGAATTTGATGGAGATGGAAAAGTGGGTGGCGATCCAGACTTTGAAAAGAAGTTATTTGATGATGTAGAGTTTGACAAAGTGGCTACCGAAATAGATAAGAAGAGGTCATTAATTGACATTAGTAGAGATCTTTTCAGTTCTTATCTTTCTGCAGTCGATAGCGTGTTATACACGATAGATATCGCAGATACTAAGAAAAGTGGCATACGAGATTTAGCGGTTAGAAAATTTATGGAAGATAATAATTATCTCCCTGAATTACAAGAATTACTAAAATAAACTTATACTCTTAGCTACCTAGGTAGCTAAGAGTATTTATTACTTTGTTTCTATGAATGCTCTAATGGTTATATACATTACGATGCCAATTTTTGTAGAAGCAGCATCTACTTCAGATATTTTAGGGATAGCTGAATTTATTAATACATCCAATCTTTCTTTAATGTCTTTATAAGCCGGAGATATTAATCTACTACTTCTTAACAGCGGTAAAAGAGTAGTAGCTATTTCTGTTAAATGTTTTACATGAGTTCGTTCTTTTTTCAACATATCAAAAACAAACATTAAAATATCATCCACTAATTCTGGAATATCTACTTTATATTTACTATGATAATTATTGGAAATAAATTCTAAACTAGTAGTTAAATATTGACCGTATACAGTACTTACAATATCTGTAATAATAGTCGTTATCTCTTCTCTAATGAATGATAATTTATCTGGCACTACGTTGTGCATTACTGACTTAATATGGCTATAATGGTTCACATAGTCTTTTAAAATAGATTCACCATCTACTTGCATATACTTACTAGTGGTAGCGATTCTAGCATCGCTTTTATGAATCTCATAAAACCTATCTGTTAGTGTTTGTACTACAGATCTAACTTTAGTAGAAATATCGTTAACCATTAAAACGATTTCTCTATCGTCATTAAAATCTTTTAGAGTGTGGTAATGTTTAGCAGTATGTGCTAGAATTTTTTCACTATTATATTCTACTAATCCTTGCCAACTACCCAAACGTTTTAATTGAAACTTTAAATCTAGACTTTCATAAACAGCTAAAGCTATTTCTTCATTAGCTGGATGGGGAAATCTTTTATGATGTAAACTAGTAATAAATTTATACTGAAGCATGTTTAAACAAGCTATTGCTAATCTATGTCTTAATTCCTCTGTTAAGATATCTGATACTAAAGCTTTATGAGTTATCCATAATAAAGATAAGTTAATTAGATTAGAACTAACGTGTCTAGTTTTATCAATCTCTGGTAAACTATGGACATCTTTAGTCAGTTTATCCCAATCATCTATGGCTAAAATATCTTCAATCCAAGTAAAGCCGTCTTCAGTAGTTAAATACTTAATGGGATATACACCTATTAAGTTACCTCCAAAAAAAGCAATGTGAGTAGGATTCTTCTTAATGAATCCATCTACATATTGTAAAACTTTAGTTACGAAGGCTTTGTCTATCTTTTGTTCAAAATGGGCTTCAAATACTGAATTAACATTAAAACTTTCAATTGATCCAGCTGACGAAGTTTTTAAATAATTTCTTTTTGCTAAACCTTCTAATTGTATTCTTGATGAAATGTCATCGGTATCTCCAGCACCGAATAATAACATTATATCTATAAAACTTTCAAACTTCCCATAAGGAAGATGGCTGTATGGTAAACCATCCTCTAACCAAGTAGTATTATAACTATCTGATAAGACATCTGAAAAGTCTTCATCGTCATCAGGTGAGATAAATTTCATCTTGCTCATAATTGAATTCTCGTTAAGTAGGTAATAGCAATCTAATTAATTTTCTTTTACTTTCAGGATCTCCTAAAACAGATCTAATAGACCATTTAGTATCTAAGAGTTCTCTGTATATAGTAGTAGCATCGGCATACTCATCAATAATACTTTGAATCATTCCCATATCTACGCCTTGTCTAACAATACCATTCCCTATCTTACCAATCCTAGCGCTATTGTAGATATGTCTTTTAGTAGCAGCAATGACCATATCTGCTAAAACCGGCATTGTTTTTAAACTAATGTCTTTAAAGTCATCGTCTCTAAAAAGAATACATTTTAAAGTAGTGTATCTTAAAGACATATAACCTTCTACGAAGATAACGTTATCTCCTATTAACTCTATTCTAGAATCAGTCATTGGAGCAGATGGCGCAATTGCAGAAGCTATTGTAGGAGGACCAGAAAGACTACCTGTAAAACCATAACCTATGTTTAAAGCAGATCCGATTACTCTTCCACCTGTAGGCCCATAGCCTATTTTAATAATAGTTCCGTTTTCTATCTGTTGATAGTCAGATCCAGAAATGTCAATAAAGGTTTGAATGCCTCCGAAAAGATTACAATCTCTTAGCACTACTTTAACAATTATATCGTGTTTAATAATACTATCTAATGATTGTGGAATGATGTTAAATTGTTGAGGTTTTAAGAAGGCTAATTCCAATATCTCTATTGGAATTTCTTCTTTTATTCTATCAGTTAAATATTGAATTTTATTCATAGCCTTTTATTTTCCCTTATGTGTTAGGTATTGGTCATACGATTAATATTATATAACTAAAGATTGATATTTTATGCTAAGTCTAATACTTTTCAAGTATATATTATTTATGTGCTATAACAACAGGAAGTGCTTATGAATAAAGTTCCAGTGATAATACCAATTCGAGAAATAGCTAGTGAGTTCGTAGAGAGATTGTCTTTACATACTCAGGTTAAAATAAACGACTTATTTTTTAAGATAATTTTAGAAGAGACTTTAGTTTGGATAGTTAATGCTTATCTGGAAGATAATTTAAACACCCTTATTAAAAATAAAGTAAGTAATAAAGTGGAGGAGAAATTAGAAGTATTGGCTAACCTTTCTAAACTTAGTATCAACGATCTAGAAAAATTACTATTTAGTAGTTTTGGTTATAGATTTATGTTCCGTCTCTTAGAAGAATATGTAGATGGTGGAGAGTGGGATGTTTATGAGTTTAGTAAAATTCAAAATAACTATATCTTAAAATATGTAGGTAACTATATACAGATGGAATGGGAGCGAGAACATGTCAGAAATGGAGTGTATTCAAAAATACCGTATGTATCAACGGACGAGAGTTAAAGAAAAGATATGGATAATTGAAGTAAGCTCTTTAATATCTGTGTATAATAGTATATTAAAAAGATATTTAAGACGCTTTGATAGCTTCATCGATGTAGAGAAATTATTGATAAACGAATTTATTTATTACCTACACGAATCTTATCCATATGGCGATTACACGTTTGCTAATGTATTACAAGACCACTGCGTTACTGGAGTGTTAAATAGATTTATAGATGCCTTTAAAAGAGAATGTGAATCAATTATATACTTTACTAAACAAAATACTAAAGGCTATAGTTGGCAATGTGAACAAATCCATCCCGGATATAAAATTCAAATCAAAGGAGTAACATTAGTATATGATTAAAATAGCAGATTTAATAATTGATGACATCGTGTCATTTAATACCTATGGCACTGGAACTACTAATAACGTAGCTGGTGGAAAACTAATCGGTATCAGCGGAGGATCTAATTTAAGAAATCCTCAATTAGCTGCTACCAACCATGCGAATATTTATAGTAGTTTACCTCCGTTAGGTAATACTCCTAATAACTATACTAAGTATAACTACTTAGTGATTAAACTTACCGACGGTACTATTGTAGAAATCGGTATTCCTTGGATTATTGAAATAACTTTAACTAGAGTGGCTAGAGGTACAGCTACTATAGTAATAACAGATTTCAATTCAACTGACCACAAACAGTTGTTAATAGATTTGTTAGATGGTAAAAAATCAATAATCCCTTCATATGTTTTAACAGTAAGTGAGTAACAGGAGAACAAACATGAGTATTTTAACATTAGTGTCAGACGTATTTCCTTTTGACAGTGGAAACGATGGTTTAGGATCACCAGTGGCGCTGCGTAGAATTATCTCTTCCTATACGAGAAATCGACTTTATGAAGACGGTATTATTTTTTCTGTGGCGGAGCATAACTTTACTAACATTAAGACTACTTTAGATAAATTAGTCCTATTGGCAGATAACAAAGCGGTGATCTCTCACGCAAATGGTTTAGATAATAATGGTAATCCGTTAGAACTACATTATACCTTTACAGTTCATGGAGTAGAATTCACATATATGCCATATGAAACTTTCTATGGAAACGGCGTAGCTACTTTAACATACAACGCATTATAATTAAACGAGTATAGACTAGCCTAGGCTAGTCTATACTCTCTAAAACGTAAATTCAAAATTATTTCATTTATATATAGTTTAGATGATAGACATAAGTTTATCAATTATTATAACTTTATTAAGGAATACAATCATGAAATTTTCTACAAAAGTAAAACTAGGTGCTGTTAAAAATTCTTTACAAACACATTTACCAAAGATGGTAAATGCACCTGTCAACAATGTTGACAATGATGGTAAGTTTAACACTTGCGAACTTACCTTTAACGAAGGGCTTGTCAGAAAGGAGACCATCTTGCAAGAAATTGCAAGGAAACAACAGCCTATAGTCGATGGACACGAAGATGTTCTTTACCCAGTTTGGGTAAGTGAAAATAAAAAATGGTTCATCGGCACACTTGTTCACAAAGGTAAACCTGAACATGGCGCTTTCCGCTATGAAGGTCGGAATTGGGAATTAGAAAAATATGTTAACCTATATACGATGATTCGTATGGGGTAGATAAAAAAGAGCAGCTTAACCGCTGCTCTTTTTTTTTTCACTAAACTTTCAAATCGTATAGACTAGTAATTATTTTTTTGTGAGTAATATATGGCTTCTCCGAATGTGCTATTTGTAAAAGATGAAAATCAATACGATAGGAATTTAGATATAATTGGATCTGCTATAGACATAGCCGCTTTATATCTTTCTATTAAAACTGGTAAAGATTTAGAATTCTGTAAAGAATTTGTAGAAAGGAAATCTAATAAACAGGGAAGGAATCTAAAAGTATTAGCTAGACAGGATAATGGAGATAGAGCTAAAGAAGTAGTTAATATTAATACCTTTCTTTATAACATTCAGTTAACTAATAGTATCTTAACTCCTAACTTAGTAGTCTATGACGATACTAATAAAAACTTATCTCTTACTTCTGAATATATCGATGGTAAGATGAAACAAAGAAGTGTAGTTAAGAAAAGAGGACATTTAGCTAAGCAGAACGGGGATATGGAAATCTACTCTATTTGTAATAACCAAGAGTATAGAATTAAAGTAGGTATTAATAGCAGTAGTGGTGCTCGAAATAGTCCTCACAATGCTTTATATAATAAAACTGCTCATAGTAGTTTAACTAGTAACTGTAGAATTATGGTTAGTTATTCTAACGCTTCTACAGAAAGAGCCGTATCTGGCAATCGACATTATTTCTCTTTAGATATTATTCTAGAGAACATTATGACTACGATTAAGTTATTTGACTTTGTTAACTTAGCTTATGTTGTAGAAAAATATAATATCCATATTCCTACTGTGGATGAAGTATTTAAAATGATTAAATACTCTAGTAACTTTTACTGGAGAAATCCTAATTGGGATAATATAATTATTTCTTTATTAGAAAAATTAAAACCTTTAGAATTAACTGCGGTGATGTATGTAGGAGATATGCATCACTTAAAAGAATACAATCCTGAGTTGATGAGGAACTTACTTAAGACTTGTATTGAAAGACCTATTAATAATGAAACTGTAGATACAGATAGTATCTTAAAAAACTGCACTGATGGAATGGTAAGTTTAGTAAACATTCTTTGTAGTGATTTGTTAGGAGGGGAATCTATCGATAAATTAAAAGCTAGAAGTCCGGAAGATTATAACATCATTGGTTTAACTATAATAAGCGTTTGGAGTACTCTCACTCAGTATAAAGATTTGTTATGGGTATTTTTAATTAACAAATGTCCTCCTAGCAGTATTTTTAATTTCCCTGTCAGTATTAGAAGAAATGTAGTGGGATCTGATACAGACTCAACTATGTTTAGTGTACAGGACTGGGTAGAATGGTATTTTGGAGAAGTTATCTTTACTAAAGAAGCTATGGACTTAGCTAATTTTGTTTGTTTTTTAAACTCAGAAGTAATCGGACATTGGTTAGCTATGGCATCTAAACAAATGGGCGTTGCAGATCAAAACCTTTATAGACTACAAATGAAGAATGAGTTTAGCTTTCCAGTGTATGTTAGAACTAATAGAGCTAAACATTACTTTGCTCCTATTGCTTCTAGA